ATATGTCAGAGAAAACTCGCGATGAGCAGTTGATGTACCAGAACTTTCCGCCGACCGAAGATTACGCTTTCATTATGTCAGGCTCGAATTTCTTCAACAATGCGCGGGTGACTGACGAGTACAAGAAGGCAATAAAGATTCCTGCAAACAACTTCCGTTTTGTCTTGCGTGAGAATTTTGAGGACACGGAATTGAACCAGTGTTCTGAGAAAATGCAGAACCTGAAGATATGGGAGTTCCCGAAGGCGGGGGCGCATTACGTCATTGGGGCAGATCCTGCTTATGGCTCGTCAGAATGGGCGGATAGATTCTGCGCGTCAGTGTACCGGTGCTATGCGGACGGAATGGAACAGGTTGCTGAGTTCAATACGCCGGACTGCTCACCGTTTCAGTTTGCGTGGGTTATCTGCTATCTGGCTGGCGCGTACATGATGAACGATAAATCAACCTGTATGCTCAACCTTGAAATTAACGGCCCAGGGCAAGCTGTGCTCACTGAAATGAACCAGTTGAAGCGAGTTGCGGCTAACACTCAAACGTCCGCTGCACGAGGGGTGTTCAACATTGTGGCGAATATCCAGAACTTTATGTACAAGCGTCAGGACTCGTTTGGCGCTCCATCGGCGTATCACACGATGACGAACACGAAGGAAAAGGAGCGTATGTTCGGAATGTTCAAGGATGGGTTTGAGCGAGGCATGATTACCGTCAAGTCGTCCGGCTGCATTGATGAAATGAAGGGCATTGTTCGTGAGGATGGATTCCTCGGCGCGCCTGGTCGTGGCAAGGATGACCGGATTGTGGCTAGTGGATTGGCTACAGTGACGTGGCTGGATTACGTCAGGCTTCGTCTGGTTCAAACGGGGCAGACTAAGGCTCAGTGCATTCGCAACGAGTCAGCCGGAGAGCAGGGGGCGGCTCAGAAAACGGTTTCAAATTACCTGAAGGGTGTCGGTCTTGGACAATGACCCGCGTTATGACACGTCGGTTTGGTCGTCCGATGAATGCCGCCAGCGGATAGAAGCGTATCGCGGCGTTGTTCACCGGCATCTTCCGGTGGCGGGTCTAAAGAGCAAGCGCATTGTCTTGTGGGATATTGCGATACTTTCTCGGATTGCCAAAGAGCAACTTGCTCGCTGGAGTGTTGGAAACTTTACGTTAGGCAGGGTGCGATTGGCTCGGCTTACCAGAATAATCCGTATGTGCGATGCTGGCCTGATAACAAAATCTCAATACGGCGCGTACCATTTCCATGATGAGCCGAATATCAGACCTGCAATTCAATTGAAGGTGAACGTAAATCTTACAGGCGGGATAAAATTGTCGAACATATCAAAGCCGGTTTCTCAAGCAGGTATGCCGGACTTCTCAACGATTTTTAAAGGAAAATAAAATGGCTGTGACTCACGATTACAACTGCTTGGCACACGGGGTGTTCAAAGATAGCACGACTGGGCTTTGTCCTCATGGCTGCGCAAAGGAAATGTCGAGCATTGCGTACCTGAAGCCTCCGTCTTTCCACGGCGGGCGCACGGCTGGTATCGACGCGACACTTCGCGGCCTTGCTCAAGACCACGGCTTGACGAACATGAACAACCAGAACGGAACAGGTGCGGCGTATGTCCAAGACCAAAGCTTTAACAGGGCGCAAAATGACATGCAGCGACAAATGATGTCAGGTCAGACGTTTGCTTCGGGGCTTGGTAGCGGGGATAATGCGATTCAAACTGCAATGCAAAGCGGCGGCTATCAGCCAGGCAATGCAATTGAGCAGGTAAAGCCGTTGCTCACTCAGCCAAAAGTGATTGTCGAAGGCAGTTACAACCCACCAAAAGCGTAAAGGAAGATAGGCGATGTTAATCCCAACAGAAGCGGTTGAAAGAGACTTTTTTTTCGAGGACTTGATAAGAAAATGCACGGCTTCGCAACATGACAGGTCGCAGGATTACGCTCTGTTGAGGCATTATTTCCTTCACGGCAGGTCGCCAGAGCAGGCTGAAACCCCGTACAACAAGATTTTCTCGCACATTGATACGCTTACCGCGTTTCTTTTTGCGTCTGAAACAACAAAGTTCTCAATCCATATCCAGGAGGGTGAGAATGAGATTGAGTATCCTCGCCTAAATCCTCTCAATCGAGCAATGAACAATATGTGGCTCTCGACAAATGCCGACCAGGTGTTCTCTCAGGCGCTCACATGGTCGCTCGTTTACAACTCCATGTTTATCAAGCTTCGTGTTGACGGATCTAGCGTCACTCCGTTTACCGTTGACCCCGCCTCGTTTGGAGTTCTTCGCGAGGATATGTCCTTCACCGACCGTCAGGAGGCAATGGTTCACAGCTTCTACACAACGTATAGCCAGCTTGAGCGCGACTTGGCGAAGCACCCGCAAAAAGACGCAATACTCGCATCTGTGGTTGCCAGCCCAACATCAACACAGGAGGTTGACGGTCTGTCTCGTTTGATTATGACGGCTACAGCGCCGAATGTAACGGGCAACGTGAATTCAGTTATGGACTTGCAATTGGCGTACACCCCGATGGTTGACGAAGAGCGCATCAGGATGCACGAGCTGTGGGTATGGGACGATGAGATTAACGACTATCGAGTGGTGACGCGCCTCGATACCGGCACGACAATTTACGACCGCAAAAATTTCTTCCTGAAGGGCGAGAATCCGTTCATTCAGATATGCGCCAACCCCATGTACTCATACTACTGGGGAATGTCTGAAGTCGGCGGCATGACCGGTCTGCAAAAGTGGCGCAATGAACGTGTCGAGCAGATACGCAAGCTGCTCAACCTTCAAGCCAACCCGCCCACCAGCATGACCGGCTGGCAGGGGATTATGGATGAAAAGCAGTATGCCGTATTCTCCGAAGGCTCGTTCCTGTCCACTGACTCAATGCAGGCGAAGATTGAGCGCCATGAGCCAAAGCTGCCTGCTGACTTGTTTAATGAGATTCGCGAGATTGACGCTGCTTTCGCGGAGCGTTCTGGATTGCAGAATATCTTGATGGGTAAGGGCGAGACTGGGGTTCGTTCTGGCAGCCAAACATCTACGCTGGCGAAGCTATCCAGCGCTCGTATCAAAAAGCGCGCACTTGTTGTTGAGGACGCTCTTGAAGCTATGGCTACGCTGTACCTGAAAATCATGCAAAAGTATGACCCGACAATCTATCAGGACGCTGACAAGAATGAGTTTGTTGCTGACCAGTTTACGAGTTCTTTTGTCGTAAAAGTTGACGCTCACTCAAACAGCCCTTTGTTTGTCGAGGACGCTAACGCTCTTGCGTCTGAAATGCTGCAACTGAAAATAATCACGCGAGAACGGTTCGTGGAGATTATCTCGCCGCCTGACAAGGAGTTGATTATCAGAGAACTGAAGGTGATTGAAGCGAAAGAAAAAGAGGCACAGGAAGCGGCTCAAAAAGCAGAGCAGCAAAAAAAAGGTTGACGCAATAATTTAGATGGGTGTAGAGTCACGTTTAAGGGTGTAGCTGCTCCCTTCAAAGGTGGCTTGAATCCCTAACCGGAGGTGTACCATGGCTCGCAAAGCTCGCAAGCACGCTCGTAAATCGAAGCGTAAGTAACAATAAGTCGTCCGTCAGCGACTTATTCAATACTTGCAAAAAGCATTTTTCTTGAGATTCTTTTTTCAAGTAACGATAGGTAAACTGATATGTTGAACAACTTACAACCAGGGCAGTCCGTAGGTCATCAGACCGTAGATAATTTTTTTGTCATTTCTCGCGGAACGGTCGGATTAAATTCTTCCGGCTACAGCGACGTTTTAACTTACACGTCACCAACTGTTGCCTCCGCTGTTAATGCCTCGATTGCTATTCAGACTATCAGTTCCTTGAACGGGGTTGTGCAGAACGCTCCTGCTGGTCAAACAATCGGGAATGTCGACTTTTTTGGATCAACCACAAATGGCTTGGCATACGCGGCGAATATTGACGTTAATGCACTTGGCGCGTGGACTCCAACCAGCACCCCGACGCAATTGGTTTTAAACGCAACTGCGTCAGGCTCAACAATCCCTGTTCCGGCTTTGCTTACCGGTACTCTAGCAACCGTTTCGGCGGGCAATATTTACGGAAAGTTGACTGTCGCTGCTGTAGCTACGGTTGGCGCAGCGACCTTGACGGCTGCTCAGTTGGTGGGCGGCGTTATTCTCCGTTCCGGCTCAACAGCGGCTTATACTGACACGACCGACACAGCGGCAAACATTGTTGCTGCAATACAGGGTTGCCAAATCGGTACTGCATTCCAGTTGAGAATCACGAATACTGTTGCGTTTATCGACACGATAGCTGCTGGCGCTGGCGTTACGCTGGCTGGCACGACCGCTATTGCCGCTTCGACTTACCGTGACTTTGTTGGCGTAGTTACCAACGTGGTAACTCCTGCTGTAACTCTCACCGGCACTGGCTCTGGTACGCTGTAATGGCACTTGATAGCTACAATTCCAAGTCGGTAAACACGGAAGGCAATAAGCCTACGTTTTCAGCCGTCATAAACGACTTCAACACGTTTGCGGCGACGGCGACTGACTTCTTTGCAATCCAGAATCCGGTTGGTAGTGGCAAGGTTATTCGTATTACTGAAGTCCGCATGAATGGTGGCGCAACAGCAGCCGTTCTTCAGGATATGTATGGATATATTCGTACCGCGCTAAATACTCTCGGAACATCGGCGGCAGTTTCGATTGCCAAGCATGACCAGAATGACGTTGCGCCGGTTGCTTTGGCTCTGAAGTACACAGCTAACCCGACTTTGAACGGTGTTGCAACAATTGTTCGTGGGGAAACTTTTCTCGCAACAGCTCTTGCCATTCCTACTCCAGCGCCGACTTCTATTGTATGGCCTTTCGGTGTTCGTCCGTCACGCTGTCCAGTGATTCGAGCTGGCCAGCAATTCTCTTTATCGAACAACGGTAACGCTGTTCCTGCCGGTCTGCTGGTTTACGCAACAATTGAATGGACTGAAGAAAATGCCTGATAATATTCCGCCTGAACTAATGGCTCTCATGCAAGGTGGCGCGCAGCCTGGAAGTGCTGGCGCTGTTGGAGGCGCTGCACCGAATTCTGCGCCGGTATCTTCGCCTATGTCGAATCCTCAACCAAATGAGGGCGAAAAACAAGCGGCAATGTCGCAGGTTCAAATGGCGGTTGACTTGCTTGAGCAAACACTTCCTCCTTTCGGTTCTGAAACACCGGAAGGCAAGGCTATTCTGTCTGTCCTGAAGGTTCTTTCGGCTACGTTTGGCGAGAAAAAAGACAAAGCGAGAGGGTTGATTCCTTCTGAAATAATGAACCTTGTAGCCAGTTTGCCGAAAGGCGCTGGACAAGGCGCACCGGCTGGCGCTCCACCAGGTATGCCGCCAGGTATGCCACCAATGCCAGGCGGTATGCCTCCTGGCGCTCAACCACCAATGTAAAGGGAAAACGCCATGAGCGACAATAGCCTGTTTCGACCAAAAGCATATCCAGCACGCAAGATTACCGACACTGCATTGCAGAACGGGGCTTGCTTGAACCCACCTCGCATGAGTCAGATTGGCGGCTTGTCCGGTCTGCACAAGACGGGCGGCGTAACGCGCAACAACCTGACTATCAAAAAGCCAGGCGGCACTAAGTAATTCTGTTTTCATTGGACATAGGGGCTAAAAAATGAGCGACAATAGTTTAGAAGGAATGAGTCCAGACGCGATTGCGGGATTGGCGATGTTGGCAAAAGGCTTGTCAAGCAATCCGCATACCCGCAATCAGTTTTTGCAACTGACGAAGGCGGCGAATCCGAATATGTCAATTCCAGAAGTGGACTTGCCGTTTCAGATTAACAACGCTATCTCAGAAGAGCGAGGCAAGCGCGAGGCTCTGGAAGCAAGATTGCGCGAGAGAGATATTCGCGATAGCGTCATATCAAGGCGGCAGGAAATACAAAAGTCGAAAGGCTTGTCTGACGCTGACATTGCTGACGTTGAAAAATTGATGCTTGAAAAAGGCATCACGAATCACGAAACTGCTGCTGACTTTATGCTGTCGCAACGCCAGTCGGCAAAGCCAACTCCATTTACCGGATACGGCTCGCACAGTATGCCAGCGGTTGATACAAAGAGTTTCGGCGGGAATATCAATCAATGGGCGCGGAACGAAGCCGCGAATGCCATTAGTGATATTCGGTCGGGAAGAATCACACTTTAAGGGCTGTTTTTTAATTTTTCAGGAGTTTTACCATGCCAGTCCTCGGAACAGGAATTATGCCAGCCGCAGGCGCGGTTGCCGCAGAGCTTACAGCCGTAACGCGCCGCGCATTTGTGCCTAAGTTGGTTGTCCAGACATACAACTCAACTCCGCTTTTGGCTATGCTAATGGCGAACAACCAGTCAGCATCCGGTGGCGCGTCCAGCATCACCGTTCCTGTTCAGGGTACGAATATGGTCACGACTCAAGCATCGGATTATTCCGGTACTTTCAGTCAGCCTAACGTGCAACCAGGTATCCAGAACGCTGAATTCAACATGAAGCTGTCCATCACTCCGATTCCTTTCTTGGGAATGGAGGCGGCGACACAGGTTGATTATGCTGTTGTGCCTATCATTGAAGCGCGCATGAATGATGCCGGTAACAATATTGCGTCTTTCTGGTCGCAGGCACTGTACGGCAACACCTCAAACAATCTGCAAATGATTGGTTTGCCTGGTGCTGTGGATGACTCGACCAACCTTGCGTCATACGGCAATATCAACCGTACCCAGAATGCTTTCTGGAAGTCTAAGGTTTACGCTGCTGGCTCAGTCAACCCGACTCGTCAGAATGTTCTGCAATACATCGTCGGTACAGCCAAGGCTGCCGGTGGTGAAATGCCTAACTTTGGTGTGTGCGGTTTTGGCACATGGGCGCTTCTTGCTCAAGACTTCCAAGGTCAGGAAACCTACATGGTTACACCTGGTTCTTCATTCGACCGTAGCGAAGATGGTGCTCGTTCTGGCTTCCGCGCATTAATGGTTGCTGGCGTGCCGATTTTTGCAGATATGAACTGTCCAGAAGGTACAATGTACTTCCTGAACAGCAATTACCTGAATATGTATATCCATGAGCAGGGCGCTTTCGCCTTCACTGGCTTTGAAAGTACGCTGTCAAACTGGCAGTTGGGTTATGTTGGCGCTATCGTCAATATCGCTGAACTTGTGTTGACTAAACCATCTGCTTGTGCGAGAGTTGGCGGATTCAACAGCGTTTCAATCTAATTAGGAGCATATAATGGCTTTTAACCAATTATCATTTGCCGGTCAGCCAGCACCAACCCGCGTTCTGACGATGAGTCAGAATCCTGGTCAAGTGCCTCAACTGACTAGCAACGGCACGCAAATCGTTCTTCCTGTAAATCCAGGTCAACGCTGCTTGATTCCTGCTGGTCAATTCATCGCTGGCGCTGGCCCGTATTGCGACTTGCAATTTTGGGATAATGGCTCGCAACGCTGGATTGATTACTCGATTTTCGATTCCAGCCCTACGCCGATTTCATCTGACGGCACGAATTACAGCTTCTCAAATTCGACTGGCTGCCCTATCGGTGCGGTAATCACTGCTGCCGGAACAGCGAATGCTCTGCCTGTCTCTATGTACACCCCAACAGGCGTTTGGGTTGGCGGGACATTCACGGCGCAAGCATCTCCAGCAATCACGGTTACTCCGTCTGCTGGTGGCGCGACATTCAACACCTTTATCGGCGGATCTGTATCTAATACCACGACCGCGTTCATCACGAACGGCGGCTCTGGCTATACGTTTGCTCCTAAGTTGGTTGTTGTCGCACCGGCTGCTCAAGGTTCTCAGCCTTACATTCCTGCAACAATGCAATGCACCATCTCTGGCGGCGTGATTAACGCTATCACCATGACGAATCAAGGTGCTGGTTACGTTTCTGCTCCGACAATCATGGTCTTGAATCAGCCTGGTGACTTGACTGGTAGTGGCGCGATTATCACGCCTGTAATGACCGGCGCAGGGCAAATCACGGCGGTAATTACCAACACATTCGGCTCTGCTGTTACGGCTGTTCCAACTCTGGCATTTGCAGGCTCTTCTCTGCCTGCCGGTGCTGCTGCAACTGCATTGATGAACTTCTCAATCGCTGCTGGCGGTACTGCAACTGCCGGTTCGGGTTATACTACCGGCTACAAACTGGTTGAGCTGAACAGCATTTCCACCGCAGTTGCAATTTACAACAACCCGTCCATTGAAAAGGGTATAACTAACCCTGTGTCACCTATCATCTATGGAACTGGTACAACGGTTGTTGCAATTACGGCGGCTCAGATTGTGTTTGGTGGCTACGGCCTCCAGATAGCACCAAATCTGGCTGCAATCGGTGTTGGCACTCTGGGTGGTATCGCAACAACGGCTGTCGGCGGCTCGTCTGACACTTGTAACTTGTATCCTATGTAATTTGGAAGGGCTGGTTCAAAATGCTTACAGTTACAAATCGCAATAATTTTGACTTCGATGGACGTTTCAACGGTATTGATTACCCGATACCGGCTGGAGCTACGGTTGCCGTGCCTGAAGATGCTGCACAGCATATCTTCGGGCTAGGTCAATCCGATAAAACAGACGTTCTTGTTCGTCAAGGCTGGATGCAGAACAGCGCAGGATACCTTGAAGGCATGGCGATTCTGAACAAATTTTCCTTCAACGTGGCGAATCAACTTGTCGCTGGCGAAATCGTCAGTGCGGCCACGGTGGATACCGAGCAATGTCCAGCCCCATTGCAAACTGAGGCAGTCGTGGAAGCAACCGTGTCTGACGGTGCGGAAGCAACCACGGCTGATTCAGCCTCTGCTGGTGGCGGCGGCAGCATCCTTGATGTTTTAGGCGGAGCGCAATAGTGTGGTATCGAATCCGCCTCTGCTTTCTGATTATCTCCTTGGTTTAAGGCGGTTACTGCATGATGCGACCGGTAATTACTGGTCGGATTCTGAATTAATTGATTACATAAACACGGGTCGAAGTCGAGTTGTGGCGGATACGGGGTGCAATCGCGTCCTGCAAACAATATCGACCGCAACTGGTCAGGAGACTTACCCGTATATCAATTTGCCTCAAGGCGTGAATACGTTCGATGTTCTGAACGTCACGCTTATCTGGGGTAGTACCCGCGTTCCTCTCACATATATGTCATTTACAGAATTCAATCTGAAAATGCGTGCGTGGCAATCGTTCCAGTCTCGACCAGCGGCGTTCACAATCTACGGGCAGAACACGATTTATCTTGGCCCTATACCAGACCAGATTTATGTGTGCGAAATTGACTCCGTTGTGTCGCCAATACCTCTCACGAGTACGGCGCAACAAGATATTATCCAATTCCCGTATAGCGACCCTGTAATTTACTACGCCGCATCGCTGGCTAAGTTCAAAGAACAGAGCGATTCTGAAGCGGAACGGTTCGCTAATATGTACACGGCGAAAGTTGGCGCGGCTATACGGTCGTCATTTACCCGCCGAATCACGAATCCTTACGGAAGATAGGGGGGCGCATGGCTGCGCCAAAAGAATACTCTAAAAAAGACTTGTCGCTGAGAGACTTTAGCGGCATGAACACGCAATCCGATAGAAAAATGATTGGCGAGGATGAATTCTCTTGGCTTGAGAATGTTATGCCTATTGGTCACGGAAATATGCGTGCAGTTCCCGCTCCCTCGGCTGCTTTGGCAACGCTTCCTGCTGGCGAAATTTGCTATTACATGGCTGAAGGTAACTTGCTGAACGTGTCGTATATGTTCATGTTTTGCAATTCAGGCTCTTGCTATCAGATAAATCTCACAACCTATGCAATTACGGTAGTCGGTGCTGCCGGAGTGTTCTCTGGCGTGACTACAAAAATAGCTCAATGGAAGAATGAGCGAATCTGCATCATCGACTCGATCAATGGTTATTTTGACTGGAATGGAACGGTTCTTACTGCCTACAAAGGGACATTGACTTCAATTGTCACAATAGTCAGCGGCGGCATCAATTACACGTCATCACCAACCGTCGCTCCGGCCACCGGTTCGGCAACATTCACATCGGCTATCGGTATCGGTCTGGTGACGTTAGTTGCTGCCGGAACAGGGTATGCTGCGGGCGACATTCTTACGGTGGTTGGCGGCACTAGCACGCTGGCCGGAACAATATCCGTGTCGGCGGTCGGCGCTCTGGGCGTGATTACAGGGATAAACCTGACCACTCCAGGCATTTACACGGCTGCTCCGTCAAATCCGGCATCAGTAACTGGCGGACACGGAACTGGCGCGACATTCACTTTGAATTTCAGCGTTATCAGCGTTACGGTGACGAATGTCGGGAGTGGCTACACGGTAGCTCCTGTTCTGAATGTCACTGGCGGCGGCGGCAGTCTGGCGAACGTAACAGCGAATCTCGCTTTTAACACAAGCGGTACAACGATTGCCGTTTACTCAAGCCGTGTTTGGATAGGCAATAACCGGACTGTTGTATATACCGCGCCAAGCAGTTATAACGACTTCTCGGCAGGCAATCAGGGCGGTTCGTTTGTTATGACGGATGATACTCTCCGGTCTAATATTACACGGCTATTCAGCGCGAACAGCTATCTGTACGTCATGGGAGCAAGTTCGATAAATATCATATCGAACGTGACGGTAACTAGCCCTATTACCAGTTCAACAGGTGTTATCACAAGCCCTTCCGTGACAACGTTTTCAAACACGAATATCACCCCGACTTCAGGAACGTATATGCCTGATTCGGTGCTGCCGTTCTCTCGGTCTTTGCTGTACGCTGTTGATTATGGGATTATGGGCTTAACCGGCTCTTCGCCGCAAAAAATATCAGACAATCTTGATGGATTGTTTCAGAAAGTTGATTTCACCCAGAATGTAAGTTCTGGGCTGTGTGTGATTTTCAATATTCTGTGTATGTGCTTTCTAGTTAAGTACAACGACCCAATAACAGGCTCTGCTAGGCAGATAATTCTCGTCTGCTTTAACAAGAAATGGTATGTCGCATCTCAGGTGGCTGCTGTTAATTTTATCGCTACGGCATCGCCGGATTCTGACGTTCCTGTTCTTTGGGGGACTGACGGCGTGAACTTGTACCAACTGTTCGCCAATACGCAAGGAAACGTCGCACAGACGATTTCAACGAAGCTTTGGGATATGGGTAGCCCATTGGTCACAAAGCAAGCGTTAAAGCTAGGTGTTGAGTGCATCTCGCCATTATCGCCATCGTCCATGACAGTTAATGTTGATACAGACTACATAAGCGTTGCTTATCCGCTATCTCAGTTCAATCTGACCACATGGACAAACAGTGCGGGCGGCGCAATAACTTGGACAAATAACACTGGCGGGGCTATTATTTGGGCGGGGATTTCCGGCTACGCATTTCTGCGTAGTGACGCTAATAATGTCGGCAATTACATTGGCTTTACGTTAACTTCAAACTCACCGAATGTTGTCTATAACGGACTTCATTTGCAATACGAGGCGCGGACTCCTTGGGTCGGCGTTCCTTGGTAAAGGATAAAAAATGACAGTTCCAACAACTTTTGCGGCAGCAACAGCGGCAACCGGCGCGCAGCTTGACGGTAATTTTGCCGCTTGCGCTCAACTTAATGCGAATAATGCGTTTTCTGGAACGAATACCGTTCCTACGGCGGCGGTCGGAACTAACACTACGCAGATTGCATCTACCGCGTTTGTGCTTGCAAATAGCACAGTCGCCACAGTAATTCCAACAATTACCGCCACCGTAGCGGCAAACGCGCTAACCGTAGGCACATCAGCACAGCAATTATCATTCAGGTCAGCGACAGCCGGATCAGGCGCAATCACGACCATCACAGCAACGCCAGCCGCGTTAGTCGTACCATCAGGTGCAACACTCGGGACAATCGCTGCGACTGCCGCACGGCTGGCAATCCTCGAATTGCTGAATGCTGGCGTAGCTGAATTGGCAATTGTGAATCTTGCTGGCGGTAATCAGCTTGACGAAACGAATCTGATCACCACGACCGCGATAACTACTGGCGCAACAGCCGCTAACGTGATTTACTCAACTATTGCGCGAACTTCCGTTCCTTATCGTGTAGTTGGATTTATTGACATAACCGAGGCGGCCGCTGGAACGTGGGCGACTGCCCCATCGCTGGTTCAAGGGTGCGGTGGTCAGGCGCTAGCGGCGATGAGTTCCATCGGTTATGGACAGACGTATCAGTCCGTTGTCCGTAACGCCGCGACAAATTATTACAACACTACGGGTAGACCGATACTGTTAAGTCTTGTGCAGCCCGCAGCAAGTACATTTCAAATGACTCTGAATGGCCTTGCAATGTACTCATTTGCCACTACTTCCTCCTATGGAATGAACCATTATTTCGTAATCCCCCCCGGCGCAGTTTATTCATTCAGCTGCACTTTAGCCCCTATTGGGATTTTCGAGTTACGTTAAGGATAAATAAAATGCCAAATTACAAAGACAGCAACAATAAACTATATTTCCTTGATTCTTCCGAGCATGAATATCTCCTTCCTGCTGGCTGTGTTGAAATCTCTGATGCGGAGGCGGAAGCAATTCGTGCGGCCTCAATTATTCCTGCAACATGGATTGATAAAAGACTGTCTTTTTATCCTTCAATCCAACAACAGCTTGATATGCAATATCACGATAGGATTAACGGCACAACCGTCTGGCAGGATACAATCACAGGTATCAAACAACTAATCCCAAAGGATTAATGATGCCGCACGAAATAATCGCCCTAATCTCACCCGCTTTATTTGCTGTTCTCTGGTATCTTCTGAAACAGAAAGATGACAAACAGGCGAAGGAAATTGCCCTGCTTTTCAAAAAGCACGACGATGACGCGGAAGAGTTAAAGGCGTTGCGATTGCAGATTGCGGAAAATCACTACAAGCGAGTCGAATTGGACGCTCGGTTCGATAAGCTGGATGGCACAATCAAGACTTCATTTGATAGCCTTGGGTGCAAGCTTGAGAAGTTATCTGACGCTCTTTTAAGTCACATGACGGTGGAGACTGCGGCGGAAAATAATCGCAGAAGGTCTACCGACAAGCAAGGGTAAAAGTGGATATTAGCGTTTTCAACGATAGCGATTTCAAGTCGCCGGATGTGATGAATGACTTCCTTTTGGTTAATGAAATGAGTCATTCTTTGATAGCGATGACGCTTGAAAATCGAGGTTTGGCGGTTGATTCTTTTTTAATCGGGTCATACGAAGATGAGAATAATTGGCTTGAAATGCACAATCTTGTCCATGAACGCGAAATGACCGCGCTCGGCATAAAGCAGCCAGTGAACCTTCGTGACGTTGATATGAAAGATGAAAAACAGTGGTATGATTGGTTGCTGCAACATAGCTTAATCCATCAATACACGAATCAAGCACTAGGGCTGAAATAATGATTACATTGCAAAGAGAGTCGCTGACTCGAAATTTCATCAACGATGAGGCTATGCCTTTGTTTCGAGAGCACTGGGTCGAATGTGGTCTGTATCATCAGCAAATACCGCTATCTGTTGATCACGACTATTACACGTCGAGTGAAGAAAAGGGAATGACGTGCTGTTACACCATGCGAGACGGCGGCAGGCTTGCCGCTTATATGATCGTTTCGGCGCAGAAGCACCCGCATTACAAAGAGGACGGGTTCGCTTTTGTTGACGTTCTGTTTGTAGATAAAAAGTATCGCAAAGGAATGACGGCAATCCGGTTTATGCGATATGTCGAGCAAGAGGTAAAGAAAACCGGCGTGTCGGTTATGTCTTATCACATCAAGACTCACCACGACTATCCGGCAATATTTGAACGATTGGGCTTTAACAAGGTGGAAGTAATCTACCAAAAATGCTTTAAGGAGTAAGTTATGGGGGGCTCATGGGTAGGTTTGCGTAATGCGATTGAGGATGCGTTTGTTGTAGGAGGGAATTATTTCCTGCCAGGCTCTTCAATGCTTACAAGCCAATTGGCAAGCAAGGGTTCGCAGAAAGATTTAAGCTCAACCCTTGGTCAGGTTGCACAGATTGGCTCTGGCGTTGCTGGCGGCGAGATGGGGACTGGCTCAAACTGGAACAATTTAAGCACTGGGAATATGCAGAACATGACCAGCGGGGCTTTCGGCTTTGATAGTGCGGCAGGTATCGGCGGCAACATCACAGGCGGGGCGCAAGCTGGCGTTTCTCCTGACATTGCTCTTGGTGGCGGAACGGGCGGCGGTAGCGCGGCATCTGGTACAGGCGCTGGCAGCGGCACAGTTGACCCTGCTCTTGCTTCTGGCGGCTCTGCTGCGACATCTGTCTCACCATCTCAGCCTACTGTTGCGCCTGTTGCTGACGTATCTGGGGCTGCTCCACCAGTCGCACCGGCAACTGCGGGTACTCCTCCGGCAACGTCGCAATACTCTCTCGGCTCAAGCCCTGTTAATTCTGGACTGACTCCAGGAACGTCAACTAGCGGATTGCAGCCGACCGGATTAAGCGGTGGCGCAATTAAGCCGCCCCCTCCTCCCGCCACAACTAGCTTAATGCCTGCCTGGTTGCAGTCCGCTGGAAGTAATATTCTTGCCGGTGCTGAAAAGAACGCTGTGCCTCTGGGATTGGCTGCATTGAGCTTGAGTCAAAAACAACCTGCTCCGCAAACGCAACCATTGAGCAATCTGTCCGCGCCTCTGGCGGCAACGTCTGCTCAGTTGATAGCGAACTTCAACTCCGGTCAATTGACGGCGGCTGACTCTCAGAATATCTCTCAATGGAAGCAGCAGCAGCAAGCGTCCGTGAAACAATACTACGCGCAGGCAGGTCTTGCGGATTCTTCTATGGCTCAACAGGCTATGGCTCAGATTGACGCGCAGGCGGTTCAAATGACTCAGCAGGCGCTAAATAATTACCTGCAACAAGGCTCGTCTGTTGCTGGTGTTGCTGCTGGCCCGATGACTTCAGCCGTTACGGGACAGATTGCCCAGAATACGGAAGCTATGCAGCAACAGCAAGCGTTTATGACGGCGCTGGCAAAAATGACTTCAGGAGCATAACGAAATGGCTGACAATCAACCTGCTGCTACGCCTGCTGTTGCTGCTGCCGCGAAGGTAAAGAATCCGTCTGTGGAGGCAGGGATTAACGCAATCACTTCACCCGCTGCCGAAAAGTCGTATTACGAAGGAGTGCAAAAGAAGCAGGACGCGCTGTCGGCAAGCCAAACTGAAGGACTGAAGAAGTTCGGCGCTCGGATGGGTGATGTTGAATCTGCTCAAAAGGCGGAGCTGTCGGCAATGCCAAAAGTTGAAGCTCCGAAAGAAACGAAGTTTGACCACAAGGGCGCGTCTGAACTGAGTTCGTTGATGCTGGTGTTTGGCGCTTTGGCAGGCAGAAAGACCGCCACGCCATTGACTGCGGCTCTGGGAAATATGGCTGCGGCAATGGAAGGTCACGTTGCCGGTGACGCGGAAAGATTTGAGCGCGAAAGCAAGCAGTTCAAAGAGAATTTCGACCTCGGCATGAAGAATTACGAAAACTACATCAAAGGTCAGCAAGCGATTATCGAAAAGCACAATGGCGACCGTGCGAATATTGAGCGTGAGCAAAAGCAATTTGCGCTGGAGAATGGCGTTTCCGCTGAAATGATAGCCAATAGCGTGACGAATCATAAGGATTACCTGAATACGCTGTACAAAGCGGAAGATGGAAGGATGAAGGCAATGGATCATGCCGCCAATATATCAGAGCACGCCGAACGAATAATTAAGCTGCGTCGAGAGAATCAAGCCGTGTCGTCTGGCGGCTTTGACGATGAAACAAAAGCGTTCTGGACAAAGGTTCTTCAGTCCGGCGGTCAACTACCTTCCGGCCTGGCTAGAACGCCAGCAGGGAAGCAGCTAGTGTCAGAGGTGATGACCGGTGTTGGTCATGGGGATGTATCCCCTGAGAAAATATTGTCAAATCAAGCTGCTTTTGCCGGAGAGAAGGCTGGGCAAAGGACGGTCGGGGTAAGAGCTGCAAATATTGCTGTTTCAGGAATTGAGGCATATAAATTTGCTGATCTGGCATCAGTAGCGTCTAAAAACGTCCCTCGCGGGAAGTTTGTTCCGGCTAACAGCTTGTTACAGATTGGTGAAAGAAATTGGAGTCCAGAGCAGGCGGATTTTGTGGTGGCGAATCAATCATTGATAAATGCTTACGCTTCAGCCGTTTCAAGAAGCGGGTCAAAGACTGTTCACGACACGCAAAAAGCGGAAGAAATGCTAAATACAGCTTACAGCCATGAGATGTATCAGGCGGCTGTGGATCAAGTGAAAAAAGAACTTGCTGTTCTTTCTGAAGCTCCGCAAGAAGCCAGCAAATCATTTTCTTTAAAAGAAAAAAGAAACGAATCCGAAAGAAAAGTTTTTTCCAGCAAGCTTGATCTTGAATCTGCTATTAAATCTGGACAAATAAGGTCAGGTGATACATTTTATGATCCAGACGGAAATCCGCATAAGGTGAAATAATGGCTTACGATTTTGGCGGATTATCTGAGCCTGTTAGCACGGCTAAACCAAAATATGATTTTGGTGATCTTGCTCATCCTGAGGAAACATCTCCAGCGCAGAAACAAAAAACAGCGAAAGATATTTTTGATAGACCAGACTATTTGACAGAACTGGCCGGTGGAGTTGTTGAGCCAGCTCTAAAAATGGCGACTGGATTTCTTGCTCGTCCTGCATCCCAAGTAATGCAAATGTCGGCGGCTGCTTTTGGTGATCCTGAAGACGTTGAACACCTAAAAGGTTTTCAGGAGCACATGCAGGATTTGCTCACATATCATCCAAAAACGCAGTTAGGCGCATCGGAAGGAAATTTGCTTAACGCGATACCATCAGCTATTGGTAGCGGCATAGAAAGTCTTTTGGTAAGGCCTATGGGCGAAGCTGCTGGTGGCGAAGGAACTGCTCTCGGCGCTGGAACGGCTGAAGCAACAAGGCAGGCGCTTGGATTTGTTGGCATGAAAGGCGCTCCGGCTGTTAAGTCTTTAGCAGCCCCAGCTGCCGAAGCTGCAATGAAGGGAGCGGTGAAGGCGAAAAACTTGGCAAAAGGCACGCCAAAATCTGAAACAGCTTATCGTGGTGCGCGAGATGTAATGTCTCACGGTGAGACAGCCGGAACCACCGAGTCGAAGCTTAGTGCGGCGATAGGCGCTCTTTCCGAAGGCGCTGGAATGCCGTCTGACGTGCTGGAAAAAGGAGCAAAGGATGAGCATGCGCGTTTAACTCGCGGCAAGGCCGCTATCGAAGCGAGAGGCGAGAGAGAACACAAGGCGGCTCTTGATGCAAAATCGCGGCATTTAGGCGATGTTTACGAACACGCTGATATAGGCGCTCATCTTGAGGCTGTTGCGAATACCGTAATGACTGAGCTTGAGAAGAAGCGCAAAGACGAAGAAAAGCCAGCGCACGAAGCAATGACTCAGGCGACTACGGCGAAAGAGGCCGCCGGTGAACTGGTCGAGCACACGGACGAATTTCGCGACTTAACTAAGTTTATCGACGAAAAAACGTCGAAAGGCAAGGTTAGCGGCACGGCATCTGTCGTTATCAGCGATATGCTGAAGCAATTGCGCGCCATTGGCTCAATGTTGACCGGCATTCCGGCTGACGCGGCTAATGCGATGGCCGAAAGGAATATCCCTTCGCCTCCGCCAAAACCGAAATTGCGAAGCCTGTTAAGCGAACTGAAAAAGTCCGGTGTTGTTGAGCATTCTGTGGCGCGTGACGCGACTGGAGCTGGCAAGCTGGAGCTATCTCGCGAACACATTGGTCTTGGCAGGAAGGCTGGCTCTGAAGCGACTGGCAAGGGGCTAGGGATTGATGGTGTTGCCCGCTGGATGATGGAAAACGGCTGGCTCACGCGCGCTGAGTTTGAAGGATCTGTTGACGGCGGGGCGCAGGCCGCTCGCGACAAGATAGCGCAGTCAATCGACAAAGAAAATCCCCCTGTTCACCCTGAAGATGAAGAGGCTGCATTTGGGTATCGTAACGACCGGCAATATTGGGATGAAACGTACGGTCAGGCTGTGCAAGGTCTGACTGAGCAAACTAGGCTGCCCGCCTCGTTCGGAAGCTTGGTCGAAATGCTCCGTATGCTGAAGGAGCGAGCGAAAGGAGGGGAGGGTGTTCGTGGGTTTGATGCCATTGACGTTGAAAATGCGCGAACAATGGCTGAAAAGTTACAGGACGCTTTGGTTGCATTCCATCCTGAGTACGCTGATTACCTAAAGAACTACAGCGAGAATTCGACACGCCTTGATGCTTTCAAGGAGACGATTGGCAAGCACCTGACCGAAGGAAAAATAAACAAGGACAGTCTGCCGAAAAGTATTTTTGAGGGGGCGGACTCTCTTCGGCGCGCTATTCACATGGTTGGTGACGAATACATTCCAGCTATTCAGGAAGCTGCTAGGGCGTATGCGTCACGCGAACTTGAGGGTACGGCGCAGAAAACAGCGTCAGGCGCTCAGTTGTGGATTGAGCAGAATCGAGGATGGTTGAACGAGCCTTCGATGAAGGAGGTTAAGTCTAGCGTCCAGGCTTACGCTGACGGCTTAAAGAAAGGTGAGGATGCTCTTTCAGGCAGCGCAGAGTACGCGAAAAAGCTGCAAAAGGTTGCTGATTCTGTACTTGGTGATAAGTATCCGGATAAGCGTATGCGCGAGGTGCTGACTAGCGGCAATCCTGCTGTTATTCATAGCGTTGCTCGCGCTGTCCGCAATACTGCTGGCGGAAAGGATGCGCTTATGGGCGCGGCTCGCCAGATTCTGTCCGAGGCGAAGCCTGAAGGCATTAAAAAGCTGTTCCATGAAAGCGTCCGTCCAGCACTTGAGGAATTAAAGCTGTATTCCCCTGAAGAGATGACTCGACTTTCCGATATGGTTGACGAGGTTGATAAAGCTTTGAACACTCAGCCTATGAGCGAATCCCATCAGGCGCGTCTTATCGAGGGCGCAATCAAGCCTGAAATGAAGGCTGCAACGGTTAAAACCGTGCTTGGTGGCGTTGCTATGGGCGCTCTGGGGTGGTGGGGTGGCGGGTTGTTTCGCGATGCAGCTACGATTCTTGAGGTTATGGGTGGTGGCGGGGCGATTCTACAGCGAGGAACGTACCGGACGAAGATTACCAACTTGATAAAAGAGGTGATTGACGACCCTGAATTATCCAAACTTGCGTCAGCTCCTGAATCGGTGGAAAATAAAGCCAAGTTTATGAAGGCGTTGCAAGAAAGAGGTGTGAAGTGAGTAAAAAGGAAGAAAAAAAGGGGGTAAATCCTGAACTGGAAAAGTTCTTGAATGACCTTATGCGTAAGGCAAAAAGCGACCCTGATATGTCATTGACTGATAAAATGCGTATCGCTGACAGGGTTTTAAAGCTTGAGCAATTGAAGCAAAAGTTTGTCGATGATGAATTTGGCAGTGGTTTTCACGACGATTAATTCACACAATGGGGCTAAAAATGAATGAAGTAGAACAAGCAAGATATTTGCTGGATTTTCTGAGCGCTGCAACAAAGGTTTTGTCCGCACGTTTTGCAATGCTGCTGTCTTTGGTGCTGACGTTTGTCCTATTCGCTTGGGCGATGAGTGGTTCAAGCTCTATGCGTATCGGGATTGCCACAATTTTTGCGCTTCTCGTCTACCTGCCGACTGTTTGGCTGGATTACAGCGAGAGGAATATCAGGGCTGCAATACCACAAGGGGAATAAAATGCTTTTCTGTAAACCTGTCATCGTTTCACGCCCAACTCAAGACAATGGTCGCGATTGGGATAATCAAGACTTCGGAACAGGTCGTCCAGCGCCCGCTGCTCAGTCGCTTGATTGGAATAAGCGAGGCGGCGTTGCTATGCCTGTGCCGTTTATTCGCAATTTTCAACTGCCTGGTGCTGGCAAGCCTGGTTCTAAGGAGTAGCGATGAAGGCGGCTACTCTTACTCGCGGCACTTCCACGGATGAAGGAACGCATGGCGTTCTTTTGGTTGGTGAAGGCGTTACATTCACGACCGGCGAACTCCCATGGCGTGACAATCATCACGGTCTTTCGTGCATTCCTGTGGGGACGTATCTGTGCAAGTGGATTAATTCTCCAAAGCACGGTATGTGTTATCAAGTGCAGGGTGTTCCTGACCGCGATATGATTGAGATTCATGCCGCCAATTTCTCAGGTGATACGGTTGCTGGATGGGAGTCTGAATTGCTTGGCTGTATCGCTCTCGGAAAATCAATCGGCTTGCTAACAAATAAGTTCGGCAAGGCGCAGTTGGCGGTATTCTCATCCCGTGTCGCCATTTCTGAATTCAACAATATAATGGGCGGCGAAGATTTTATGCTGGAGGTCAAATGAGCAGCACGTTTTTGCAGGACGATAGCGGCAATGCCTCGTCGATGAGGCTTATCTTTGCTTTTACGCTGCTTTTTGTTATTCTCACATGGATGGTTATCAGCTATGAAAAGCGAATCCTTCAAGAAATTCCTTGGTCTGTTCTCAGCCTATTGGCTCTGCTTGTGTCAGGGAAAGTTGTACAGAAGCAAATCGAAGCAACAGCCAGCAGCACAACCACAACTACCGGAGAAAATTAACATGAACCCACTCGTACTGATTCAACTTTTTGGTTTTGCACAGTCCGCAATTCAAGCTCTTTCTGTTCTGTCTCACCCTCAAGCAACCGTGGCAGATAAAATGCAACTCGTTCAAGCGGTAGTTCAAGCTGGTCACAACGTAGTCACGTCAAACGGCGGAACAACTTCCGGATTTGATGAATACTGGACTCCAATGAACGCGATGGTAAGCGCGATGGTTCAAGCGCAACATCAGACACCTACGGTTTAATCATTGCTGTCGTGTAGTAATAAATAAGCCCTCTTTCGAGGGCTTATTCGCTTTCCTATTCTTTCGCGCCTTTCATTGCTCTGATTGATTCGGCAATAGAGTATTTATTGTCATCACTTGCTGCGGACTCTGCACAAACAGCAGCCTCATCGAGCGCATCGTCCCGCATCTTTGCGTCGTGGTGTTTCATCCAATCAGTCGGGGTGCATCGAATTAGTGCAGTATCGGCGATTTCGGACGCGGTGATAATGTCTTCAATGTCGCGCATATAGATTCAAGGGAATCTTCAAGCATTGCAACCTGCGCATTCAGCCGCTCAATCTCTCGTAACGCACAGTCGTAATGCCTATTTCCCCAAGTGTGACAATTTTCGGCGTGAGTTCCGACGTGAGATTCTCTATCTTGCTGCCATTTTAGACACTGTTTTAGACGCTCAATTTCCTGCACCTCCCCATCGCGAAACCTCGTCATCCCATCAAGTTGATAATTTAGGCGCTCAATCTCAGCGGCTTGATAGTCGCATTCCTGTTGGTATCTTCCCATTATTTAATCTCCTTCTGTGATGCGGATATCATGTTGATATAAACACATCGTGCTATTTCACGCTCGAATATGCTTTCACTACCTTTAATTGTATGTTTACCTGCTAACGTCATTTCATCCGTAGGCTCAACAGGCGCAAGCACGTAACTGTCAGGGATTGCGGGTACTGGGCGAGCATAAACAGGTCGAACTTTCCAATTATCTGCACCATCAACATCATAATCAACTATTGCGCAGTTAATGTGCTCGTGGCATGCCTGCTCATAACTTGCAGAAAACTCAACAGTATCACGCGAGTAAACTTCATATGAGCAAGGATTCTGACTCTTCAGCGCATCCAGCTCTGCGCGGAGGGATTCTATCTCATTGTTTAAATCATCAACAAAAACACCATTTATGCAAGCTTCGCACATTTCTACTGGACTACTCATTTTCTGCTCCAATATTTAACAGACAATTTATGGCCTCAATCGCAATAACGGAATGGCCTTCTGGGTCGGGTATTGTCTTCATAATCTCCAGCATATCGCGTAATTCAGATAAATCCGTTACGCCAATAAATCCAAACAAAGTATCAACTAACTGCGCATTATTTTTTTTCAAGTTACTTGCATTTATTTGCGGAAAGAATAAGAGCGCCTTGCGGAGTGTTGCAATCTCCTTATCTTTCGGTTCGCAGGCTGCTTTCCATTGCAGGTCAATATCGCACACCTTGCAATTTTCGTGATTGCATTCACAATGCCTTTTAATATTACTCATTTTGTACGCTCCAGTTCTGTGATAAATTCACTCATCGTATTTCCTCCCTGCGGACGAAGCGCGCTCTGAGCTGGTTGGTCTTGTGAGTGACGTACTGGTAGCCAGTGCCGAAAAACTGACACCAGGCATAATCTGAGCAGCTAGAGTGCTGCGTACCGGACCAATACCAGCGCTCTTCAAACTGCTCTTTGAGGTTGGCAAACAGCAACGATTGTTCGCGACGTGTCGGCAGATCTCCGCCCATATCTACAGCGCTTTGTTGTGCCTGGGCGAATGTCACATCGTTAGCTTGTCCGGGCAAAAGGATCACATGATGGTCAGGTTCGCCATCCTTGCCGAGATGGATTCCGGCATAGATTTCGCCTTCGTTCAACATCGGGATGTTCATTTTGTACGCTCCAATTCTAAGATAAGTGCATCAGCGTACATAACCGCGCCAAGTGCTGTTGCGCGATACCCTTCATCAAACTCTGGATTCACGCCTTCGCATTCGACTGGCGGGTTCTTGCTGATTATTGCTTGCATCGCTTCGTAAAGTTCGGTGCTAATTAATTGGCTACCGCATTGCTCAGTTGTGAACCGATTTAATCCATCCGTTTCGTGCATTACGTCACTCATCATAAACCTCTAATAAGTTGTTTCTGTTTTACTTCTTCAAGCCGATATTCAGCCCCATCCACCACATAACGCTCACCGCTCATCATCGCCATAGCCTGTGCGTTATCGGCTGTCAAAGTCTTATTCTCGTGCAGCTTGTCAACCATGTATGCACCGAAGGCATAAAAGCCGTACATGATAGCAGCCCCGAAAAGAATAAGCGCAATGGTGATGAGCGTGTCTTTGATGATTACGCGGTAGCGGAGGCGAAAGTAGTTGATCGTATGAAGGCGGGTCATTTAATCACCTCGGTATTTTGGATAGCATCTGCTATTTCGCGCAATAATTCAAAGTTTGATAGGCTGTTGACCCACTCATCAAATGAAACATGAGTAGTCATATATCCATCAGATAGCATTCTGTAGAACCATTCCTCCAAGTATTCGTCGATTCTCATTTCATCACCTCCGCAACATAAGCCACTATAAATATCAATCCCATAACGCCTATCACAAAAAACCAGTCTTCTATTTTATTTCTCCTGTTGTTGAGCAACGAATTTAAATTCCATTAAAATGCTTGGCAAGAGCGCCAAGTGAACGGGGCGCTGATTTTTTAACCTGCTTGTGATTCGCCTGCTTTATTTTGCTACACTTCTCGTGTTGTGACTGACCTTTCCCTCTGCGTTGTCCGCACACCTCACACTCGAAATTAGTCTGCCACTTCATTTAAAATTCCTCTCTGATTGAAATTGTCACGCAGGGCGTGTCGCTGTAATACTTCCGCATTGATACGCTGATTATCTGTGAGTCGTCTTTGTAGCACACCTCGTTAAGCGCGTCCTCAACACTCTTGAGCATATTCGATAAGTCCGGTTTTTTGGTGTGCCTCATCATGCCGGACAGCATTTCCGCCTTCGCCTTCTTGGATGCGCTCTTGGGTATCGGCATAAAGAACAGCAGGGACAGTCTTAACGGTGATTCTAGCGGTTCTCTGCCATTCATCGCCTCTTTACCTGCCTGCATTACAATGTCCTCGTAATTGCGCGTTTTGGCAGGCGTATAAGCCCTTGCGAATCCTCCGCGTGTCGTTACTCTAGCTCTTCCCTTTGGTACGGGCACACCTTCAACCGTAAACCCAATTTTAATCATCGATTCACCCCTTTGCACAGTTGATAAATTGCTCCCGCTGCCATTGCAGGAACCCATCCATTGCCAGTGGCTTTGAGTCCGTCCATCCCTCTGGCCACATCATCAGAATCTCTTGGCATCGCGGCGTAGTCATCCGCTGGTAGAGCCGCATCAATTGCTCTTGTAAATTGCCGTCTGCGTGATTTTTTCGTATCAATGCAAGCGGGTTGCGGAATGTCCAGGCTTTCCAAGATTGCGCTGTCGGTGTAAGCAAGTAGGAAAATCCGCGCTCGATGGTGTGCCGCTCCAATGGTCGAAGCTCGAAACACTCCCCACCGGACATCAAACCCCATTCCGGCCAAATCTCTAAGGACTGTTCCAAGTCCTCGAACAGTGAGCATTGGGCTGTTTTCCACAACAACGAGTCTCGGTCCAACTTCGCAAATGACTCGTTTTTGCTCGCTCCACAATCCTGATCTAGCACCGTCAAGACCCTTGCCTTTCCCGCACTGGCTAATGTCTTGGCACGGGAAGCCGCCGCTGATAACGTCAACATGTCCGCGCCATGGCTTTCCGTCGAATGTCCTGATGTCATCCCAGATAGGGAATTGCTCGATAACTCCGTCTCGCTGTCGGTCAAGAAGGATTCTTCTCGCTCCGGCATCAATTTCAACAGCGCAGACGGTGCGCCATCCAAGCAATCCTGCGGCCAACACGCTACCGCCCCCCCCTGCAAAAAGTGCCAGCTCATTCATTTTCCCTCCAAATATCGTTGTCGTTTGATCTGCGTGTCAATATCAACCAACTTCAAGCTGTCACACGCTGGGGTTGTGTGGTGAAGGAAAGGACGGTCTATTTTTGTCTGAAGTTGGCACAAAGCGCGCCCCTGTGCTGCGTGGTCACGCTCAACACTGTCAGTCTTATCAGACTTCCAAAAAACGCAAGTTCCGCACGTTTTAACCTTCGATTCCTTCACCGTTGAAAGGTTTTTAACCCTCTCTATCAAATCGCTTGTTCGCATTGTTTCTTGACCCATTCAATAGCCGCGCTGTATGCGTTTGCTGGCATATTCGACATTACGCCATAACGCTTGAGTAATTTTTCTTCAATCACTTTATGCCCGGATAACAGATCGTTGATTTCTGTAACTTGGTCGACAGTTATCATCTCGATAACTTCCAGTTTTGCTCCGCCACCAGCAGCCCATTCAACTATTTTCTGTCCGGATTGTTCATTTACCTGTTTATCCAGTGGGAATAAATGGCGGTGTTGTTCTTGCAACTTGATCGGTTGCGGGATGCCTGGTCGGTCTGCGGTGAAAAGAAGGCTGGTCGTCAGTTCAAACGGTAGCGCCTTTTCGCAAACTGGTATCCATCCATCAAGTCCGGTTAGCGATTGTTTAGCTTGGATAACCGTCTTCCCGTTTTCCTTAACCATTTCGATTTTTTGCTCTGCCCGGAAGCATAAAATAAGGTGCGCTTTAACCTGTAAAAGTGATTGAACCATTTTTTTGTGCGACATTTTTGGTTTTATCCATGCCGCCATTTTCACCATTTCGCGTTTTTTCCAGTCCTGCCCCGCCATGCGGTCTAGTTCGTCTTCTTGCCAGTCCAGCACCCCGCCGTCACCAGCCCATACGTGAGACATAGAATCTACAACAATAACCGGATAGCCCGCCTTATCGGCTGCGCGGATTGCCTCAATGTAATTATCAGGCCGGAACGGCGCATGGATTTCGGCATGATCGAAATTAAACTGGTCTGCATAATGAAGAGCGCGGCGTGCTTCTGTGTCGATTACAGCAAACGGCTTTCCGTTAGCGATACCTGAAGCAAGGCGCATGGCGGTAAACGTCTTTCCGCTTCCCGTGCCGCCTATTAGCCCGATAAGAAGCCCTACATTCTCGCGCTTCGCCTTTGTAAATATTACAGCCATGATATTTCCTTTAGTGCGGGAATTGCCGCGTATAAGTTATTTTATTTCGATAGCTTTGACATATATTGTTTCCGGCGCTTTGTCGAAATAACAAAAAAGCGCGGGGCATAGCCAGCCGGTTATCTTGTAATCATTGCAGATGTACCAATTACCGCCAAATTCCTCCATTAGCAACTCTATTTTAACGTCAAAATCAGGAAATTCGCTTTTTGAAAAAAGAAGGTTAAAGCCGCTTTCCGCGTTATAGATATTGGACGTTAAATAGTCAATCATTATGTCAATCCCAGACACAAATGGTTCTTTTGATAACCCAGCTTTAGTATCATCAAAAACCCACATTCCGTTATGTCGATATGGTGTTATTTGCATAATAGAATTCATTTTATTGTCCTTTCAGTTCTTCGTGGATTTTAAGAAGTTTAGCGCGGTATTCTTTGGCTATTTTTGCGGCGTTTTCATCAAGAGAACCAATTTCATCGTTGGACATTCCGATCCATTCCTCCCATGTGCGCCGCTGGCATCCGATGCGGAGCATTTTAGGCGTGCAGATTGCAATCCAAACCGGGGTTTCAATGAACTTTATTTTTCCATTTGATACATCCTCCCCGTCGACTGACTGGAGCGCGTCCAGCGTGGCAGAGCCGTAAACCACCAGATCGCCGCCGACTGACTGGAGCGCAGGCGCGTCCAGCCTGGCATAGCCGTAAACCCGCAGATCGCCGCCGACTGA